AAAGGATACTACTATTGCAACACTGATAAGAAGTGTAAACCAATTCCCGAAGGATCAGTTCTTCGTGATGATGGATTTTTAATGAAAGAAACCTTAGATGAAAAGGATAAACCATTTGTAAAAAAATTGGTTAAGAAACTAAGGGGTGGTTCTAAAACACATGCTAAACAAGCAGATGATTTAGAAAAAGCAATGAAGGAAGAAAAGCATGGTGATCATGAACCAGAAATGATTCGTAATCAATTGAAGACAGCAGGTAGAGCATCTAAAAGGATTGTTAAACACTCACGCAAGAAAGATAATTTCAAAGCATGGGTACAATCAAAGATAACTAAGGCATCTGATTACTTAGATACTGCTGCAGATTATCTTGACAGCAAAGAAGTGAAAGAAGCAGCAAATCCTGCACAGCAGGCTGCTATCGCTATTGACATGAAAAAGAAGGGTAAAAAACCAAAGAACATGACAGAAGAAGGTCTTCGTGCATGGTTTGGTAAATCAAGTGGGACTACTAAGTCTGGACGCAAAGTAAAAGGTTGGGTTCAAGTTGGTGGTAAATATGATGGTAAGCCTTGTGCTCGTCAACCCGGTCAGAAAACGACTCCAAAGTGTGTCTCCTCTGCAAAGAGAAGATCTATGAGTGATAAAGAAAGAGATAGTGCTGCAAGAAGAAAGAGAGCAGCAGATCCCAATCAACCACAAAAATCTGGTGCAGCAGCACCAACAATGGTATCAACCGATCCAAAAAGAAAAATGAAAGAAGAATTTACAACATTGCCTTTGAGACTAGAGATTCCTAAAAGCACTTTAGATTTTAAACAAGGATTAATGTTCCGTGAGAGTTTAGATACAGATAGCGGAATGCTTTTTGTATTTGATAATATCGCACAACAGTCATTTCATATGACTGAAACAAGAATACCTCTTGACATTGCATTTATCAGAGAAGACGGTGTTATCGAAAGTATTAAACAGTTAGAACCAAATAATCCAGTTCCAGTATATTCAGAGGGTGCGATTGAAACAGCGATCGAAGTGAATCGTGGATGGTTTGCAGAGAATAATGTAGAAGTAGGTGATCAATTAGAAATCGAATATGTGATACCAAATCAAAGAGAGAAGTATCGTTCAGAGACAGGAACAATTTTTGATATCATCAATGAAGTAAAAGATAAGAAAGGAAAAGGTAGTGGAACCAAAGATGCTTGCTATCATAAGGTTAAATCAAGATACTCTGTATGGCCAAGTGCATATGCATCAGGTGCATTAGTTAAGTGTCGTAAAGTTGGTGCTGCAAACTGGGGTAATAAATCAGAAGCATATGAAGTAACAAATGCTGATAAGAAAGGAAATACACCAGCATATCAAGGTTTTAAGGCAGGTAAGAAAAACAAACTTACAGGTAAACCACTTTATAAAGCAGCACCTCATATGAAGGAAAATGCTGTTGAGATACAAAACTCAGATGGTCAAACAATCGCAGGTGTGGTTGATATTGTCGGCCCAGCAAATATGAAACCCATCACCAGTGAAGATGGAGTTTGGAAAGGAACTGAGCAGATAACTGAAATGAAGAGAGATGAGTACGGTGATCCAGTGGGAGGGCCAAAGATCTCTAAGAAACAGAAAGCAAAGAATCTTGCATCAAATACTCCTGATGAACAACATACTACATCAACTTCTGAAGGTATGGCATATGGTATTACTAGAGGATCAGGTAAACCATCAGGTCAAATGGCAGCATTTGGTAAGCAAGAAAAGAAACCAAATCCATATGGTAAGAGAGCAAAGTTAAAGATGATCATCAAGAGCATTGCTGAAAAAGAAAGATCAAAAGCAGGTGTTACAAAGGAAGAAGTTGTAGGTGAAGCAAAGGTAGACAAGGATATGATATTTGGAAAAAGTCTAGCAAGAAATGAAAGAAAATTTGGAAAGAAAGGAAGTCTAGAACCTCAAGGATACTTTGGACAGAAACCCTCACAGGCAGCTGAACTTAGTAAGAAAAGAACAGATGAGCACAAAGCGAAAAGAGGTGTTAAGACAAAAGGGATGAGTGAAGAGACACTCGATGAGAAGTGTTGGAAGGGTTATGAGAAAAAAGGTATGAAGACAATGTTTGGTAAAAGATATCCAAACTGTGTGAAAAAGAAAGTTGGTGAGTCTGTATCTAACTGGAGAGATGAAATAGGTTATGAGGGTAAGGACGAAGTAAAAAAGTTATCTGAAGACGATATGAAGGGTATGAGTGTCAAGTCTGGACACAAGAGACCCACAAAATCTGGTGCTGGAATGACACAGAAAGGTGTTGAAGCATATCGTCGTAGGAATCCCGGATCTAAATTGAAGACTGCTGTAACTACTGAACCTTCTAAATTAAAAAAAGGATCAAAGGCAGCAAACAGAAGAAAGAGTTACTGTGCAAGAAGTGCAGGACAGATGAAGAAGTTTCCAAAAGCAGCAAAAGATCCAAACAGTCGATTAAGACAAGCACGTAGACGTTGGAATTGCTGATTGAATTATGTCTGATAATGTTTACCTTGGAAATCCGAATCTAAAAAAAGCGAATACACCCATACAATTTTCTCAAGAAAATATACTTGAGTTTGTAAGGTGTAAGGAAGATCCTGTTTATTTTGCAAGAAAATATATACAAATAGTTTCACTCGATAAAGGTCTTGTGCCTTTTAGAATGTATGACTTCCAAGAAAAACTCGTTAGAAACTTCCACGAAAGTCGTTTTAACATCTGTAAGATGCCTCGGCAGACGGGTAAATCCACTACAGTTGTTTCTTATCTGCTTCACTATGCAGTTTTTAATGATAACGTTAATATTGCTATACTCGCGAACAAGGCCTCTACTGCCAGAGATTTATTAGGTAGATTACAATTGGCATATGAGAATTTGCCAAAATGGATGCAACAGGGTATAATCGCATGGAACAAAGGTTCTCTTGAACTTGAAAATGGATCCAAAATTTCAGCTAACTCTACTTCTTCATCTGCTGTCAGAGGT